TTTGAGGTGGTATAAATACCCAATTCCGCTACTTCAAAGTTGAAATTATCCAACTCTAACTCACCTAATACTGTCTTATCATCAGAGATGAATTTAGTAACCAATTTGCTACCATCTGCTTTCCAAGTAACTGATTCAATTAATCCAGCTAAATTGTACTTTTGAATGAAACGATTTAATCTAATTTTGTTCATAATTTATTATTTTATTGTTTTTACAAAGATACGAAAATTTAATTTAAAATCCAAAAAATTGTGAGAGTTTTTTCTCTGCGTGATTTACCTTCTCCCACTTTAACGCATTATAGAAATCATCCATTTTGTTTTCTAATTCTGCTTCAAAAATTCTATCAACATCTACATATTGTTTAATAAAATTCATAATCTCATCCGGGTCATTGTAGTTTTTAAATGCTACCGTATCCAATCCAAATGGATTTTGTTTTAGATACACCCACTTTACTTTATCACCATTTCTAATTGGCTCATACATAAACGGACACTTATAGTGAATTAGTAATCTATTGTAGGTGATGGCGGCTTTAACGTGTGCAGGAGTTCCTGCTAAAAATGAACCAATGCGTTTATCTAACCCTTTTGTATCATACTTACTAATCTCTTTTACTGCCCCACCCTTTGCTACTACTGATACATCTAAACCAGATAAACTTAATTTGAATGCTCTTAACTCTGTATCAACATCTTCATTTGTTTTACCGGTAAGAATGTCACGTAATATTCTTGACATAAAATCCTGGAATGCCTTTGGGAATGAAGAACGAACTACATCTAATCCTTTTACATCTAGCTTATCACAAGGAATACCATTCTTCATAATCATCCATTGCGCATATCTTTTTTTAGCAATCCAAAAACCAGCTTTACTAATGTATTCTTTTTTAATCTCAAACCTATGTTTATCCTTTTTAATAAAGAAAAACCTTTCAGCTAATAAATCATAAAATTTATTTAAGAATGCTTGAGTTTCTTCTGCAATATCGTTTACTACCGATGCCATCCTTTTTTCATCAAACGATTTGTATTCTGGAAAACGATGTTTAACCAATGGTTCTGCTAACATATAAATGGAATCAGTATCTATGTAGACGTTGTAATCCACTTTAGTTCCTAATTCTTTATTATATTTTAGGTTTGCCATTTCCGCCGTTTTCTTAATGACTGTTTGACCAGTAACCGTAACCGCCTCTGCATTATCAATATCGTAAAACCGAAAGGCAGGAAGACCAAGCACACCATACATAGAGTTAAGAAGAATCTTTTGAACCAACTGCCTCTTCGCATAAAATTCGTATTTTTCTTTATCACCCTCTTCACCATATTGTTTTTCTAATTTTCTAAATTCAACACGTTCTTTAAACCAAGTATCTAAAATATCTGCAATAATACCTGGCTTACTTTGGTCATATAATACACCATTGGCTGCTATTGCTAATCCATTATCCTTAATTAGTTCTGATAATTGTTCTTTGGTATATGGGTAAGTTGAACCATCCGATGTAACTTGATATGTAGTTTCTATTCCTTTAATCCACTCCTCTGCATCCCAATTATTTATCTTACCCACCTTTGTTTCAGGCGAGATATTTAAACTCATAATGATTGATGGATATAGTGATGTTAAGTCCAAGTCATAAATCCAATCATACTTACCAACGATGGGTTCTTTTACATATGCCCCAATGAATTTCTCTTCATTATTATCATTGATTTCCTTCATCCTTTCCCTTCTATCGGCAGGTTTGTTTGGTGCTACTAAATTCTTCTTCTTTAAGTAGTTCAAACAAGCACCTTCCAAATACTTTGATGAATACACAAAATCCTCATACGGAACGTGACCGGTGTGACAGATTGCTCTACACAACTCAATGAATTGTAGTTTCTTATCCATCTCTACCACTAACTCAACATCTACAATATTGTAATCTATATACTTGTTAATATCTTCTTTAAACAAATCATCTAAACTACCTTTATATTCTAGCTTACCTCTGCCTACCTCTTTTGTGGCAATGTGATTTAGGGTATAAGATGCTTCCAAACCATAGTTATATTTCTTATACAAAGTGATATAATCCAATGCACTTACTCCAGCAAAACTCCAACGATTTCTGTATGGTGAATAGAAACACTCACCGATTGGTGATAGACGTGTTGCATTATTTCTACCCAATACATTTGTAATACGATTAAATAAATATGGAACGTCAAACTGGTCAATATTCCAACCTGTAATAATAGTTGGACGAATAGTTTCGTAGATTGTTAAAAAAGCGTGTAGTAATTCTTTTTCATTGTGATATGAACGAACAACTCTGTTACCTGTTTCTGTATTCTTTACTTTACCCAACTTATCTAATACTAATGCATAGTAAGTATCAGTAGCACTATCGTGCAAAGCAATTGCAGTGATTTCGTTTTTTGCCTTTTGGGTATCTGGTAGACCTGTAATCATTTCTACCTCAATATCAAAAGTCATAATAACGTGACCTTCCGATGGAATATCACTAGAATTATATAAATCTACTAATATTCTAGTAGTTTCCGGTACATCTGCTTCAAATAAATTTGGGTCATCGTTTGTGAACTCATATGTTTTAGAAACTTTAATACCACTTAATGTAGTGGCATCACCATGCATATCTGGTTTGTATGCGTATGGTTTAAAATCTAAAACGTGATAACCTGTTTTTGAATCCCAAAGATGAACTTTATTTTTTCCCTTTTGGTAGAATACATTCTGATAAATAACAACCTCCTTTTTAAATAACCTTTATTTTTACTCCTACAAAGATACGAAATATAAACCAAAAGAACAAATAGTTTAGTACATTTTTACCAAACTATCTGCTGCGTATGTTACTGCCGCGTTTGTTCCTTTGTGTCTACATTTGTAACCCATTCCTTCCACCATTCCTACTGCTTGACGGAACACTTCATTTGATTTGAATTGTGGGTCTGGGTTTAAATCTACGTCAATATATGTTGCCTTTGGCAATCCCGCTTCTCTTAAATACTCTGCTACCTCAATAGAAGACCATACTTCATGTATCAAACGATTACCTGAATAGTTCTCTCTATTAGTGTTCCAACGAGTGAAAAGTAAGTGAGCTCCTTTGCCGGGAGTGTAAAGTGCAATTACAATTGCGTAGATTGTTTTTGTTTTAAATACTTGTGAATCACATCCAATAAGTATTTCAATACCATCGTTATTAGATAGGTATTCAGATATATATGTTACTAATTCTACTTTTTTTCTGTCAATTAATCTTCTGAATACCTTTTCCATATCCTTACCTTATTTTAAATTTGTGTTTACTACCATCGCTTTTACTATAAATGACATATAATGGTGAAACTTCAAATTGCATCTGCATAAACTTATTTGTATATTGTTGCCACTTACCTTTCTTTAAGTAAGCAACAGTCATATGTGGGTGATACTCTGGATAATCGTTTGAATGTGGTAGTTTCTTTAAGAGTTCGTTTGCTCTTTCCAATCCTTCACCACTAGCATCAAACTTTAAGACATCGTAATCAGGGTTGCCTTCGAAAATAGATGGGTTTGTTAGTTTAATATCACCAAACGGAACTTGGTTGATAATTTGTGATACTACACCATCTGGTACATTTGTATGTAGACCATATAGTAATGTAACGTGTGGTTCTGTTTCTAAACCATAGTGACCATTTTCATCATCATATACATCAACATCACTAATTGTACTTGTCAATATAGATTCATCAAAATCTATGTATAACATTGCACATCCATACTGATATGGAGTCTTTTGTATTTCTTTTAATATCTTGCGTAGTTTCATTATAGTTTACTTATTATGTAATTAAACATACTTTCTGTTGTTAAATTATTATTTAAGTTCTCAAGTATCGTATTCCTTAAATTGCTATATTCGGCATCTGATATTGCTTTTGCATTTAGGTCTAATTCTTGTTTATGTATTTTAAAATCCCAAAATAGATGTAAACTTTCTTCTAATAACTCCCTATCCCAATGTGTCATTATTGTTTTTGGCAAATTATGTAAATCATAAAATAAAGGCAAACACCCATTCATTATTATTTCATAATGACGTAGACAATCCCATCCTGCTTTTTTCTTTGTTAATGCAAAGTAAGAATCTCTATAATTTTTATAATAAATTTCTTCATCCGAATATAAATAACCAGTTTCGTATGAACTTGAATTTGATATTATTTTAATTTTATTTTCTACTGATTCAACATTTATTAATTCTTTTGGAATACTAAAAGTTATAGGATATACTACATTTGCATATTCACCCGATAATTCTCTTTTAAAATAAACACCATAATCTAATAATTCAGTAAGTATTTTGATTTCATCTTCACCATCTAAAAATACAACTTTATTTTTTGGGTAAATACTCTTAACTATTTCTATATAATCTAAATTTCTATGAACTGAACCATATATGATTAAGTCATAAAACTTATCTTTTATTTTTTCCTGAATATTATTAGTATCTATTGGTATTCTTGGTAATTTTCCAGCAACTGTAAATCCGTTTCCGTATAATGAAATCTTATCATTGGTTGATAAATCATCATACATATACCAAGCATCTTTTGATTCTACAAATTTTTCTCCAAACAAACTCCTACCACCGTGAAATATATTATCATTGAGATAATCTACTCCTTTGAAATCATTGATATATAATATATTCATTTTGTTTGGTTTAATTGCTGTGGGGACAGGATTCGAACCTGCAAAGGGAGATTCAGTAAGTAACACTTATGCCGGCCGGCTGGTGGTCTACCCCATATTACTTACCTATTTCTTTATCCCCGCCGTAGAGACGGTACGGTATGGCTGCCAATTTCACCACCCCACAATCTGTAAGGTTTGTGTAACCTTATATTTTTATTATTTATTTTTTATGAATAGTTCACCCAATACTTCCAATCTACCTACTTCAATTTGAAATGTAGTTTGGTCCATATCTAATGATATTTTACCCAATGTTTCTATAAACTCTTTTTTAGCGGTATCAATATCTAATTCACCATTTTTTGCTTTCTCATAATAAGGTAGCTTAACAGCAAAGTGATGGTATGTTAGTAATGCATTTCCACCTTTTTCTTTAGCAGTTTGTGCTATTTTTGTAGCTCCACCCAATCTGTTATCTGCAAAATCTAAAAAATCAGTATCTTTTACCAATTCTTCTTTCAATATGTGTTTTAACTTTATCATACATATAAATATTAACTTATGATATTTGTAGAGGATAGCGGATTCGAACCGCTGGTGGGGAATTACCCCCACGACAGTTTAGCAAACTGCTGGTTTAAACCACTCACCCAACCCTCTATGTGGTGACTCCATCAGGACTCGAACCTGAAACCTACGCATTAGAAGTGCGTTGCTCTATCCGTTGAGCTATGGAGCCAAATTTAAACTAACTCACTGGAAACCTTATAATTGAATTTAATCAACTTATGGGTTAAGCACTCCTTTTATGTTAGTTCCTCGTACTCCAAGTGTGAGGAGGGTGTGGCTGCCGGATTAGCAACGCGTGCTAATCATATTTCACCATACCGCAATTTTACAATTCAAATACACCACTTATCACCAATCTCCTATCCGTTTTTATGGGTGAAGATGATGCATGTAATATAGCTGAATCAAATAATACAGCCATATTAGCTTTTGGTGTTACTCTACGAACTATCTTTAACTCATCTACTCTATTTCTAAAATCCGGCATACCATTATGCGTTTTATTAAAAAAGAATGTATCCCCATCCGAATCATTTATATAATACAATAGAGATAGAAATGAATTATCTTTATCTAAATCGGCATGTGGTGGATGGAAATGATTTGGTGGATAGTTTTCATCTCTCAATAGCATGTTTGATTTTATATGAAGCAATTTACCCGGCTCAATATCGTTTCTTGCTAAAGCATGTTTGAATGGCTCTAATGACTCTATGTATTTCATACTCATACCATGATAAAAAAAGGTATGTACGAATTGAGGTCTTTCGGTTGTAAGTTTACCACCATAAAAATCAGCCTCACTTGTCCAATCCATATAGTACCAATCGAATACATTACTCTTAACCAATTTAGTTAAGTCTTGATGTTCTTTATCCGTTAAAAAGTTTTCAATTATCTTCATATGTTTTTAATGGAGGAGGGTGTGAGATTCGAACTCACGGTCCTGTTACAGACTCCGGTTTTCAAGACCGGTGCAATAGACCAACTCTGCCAACCCTCCTTTTACTAAATTTGTTCTGACTTTAAGGTATCCAAAACAATTGGTGGATATTTCTTACGGATTTCCAATGAATCTTCTAATGCCCACTTTTGTTTAAGTTTGGCACGTTTCTCCATATTTTTAAGTTGTTCTTTTTTCTTTATAATATCTTTTGATAATTTTTCTATACGAACATACTTACTTGCATAATCCTCATCGGTTGCATCAACCCATTGAATTTTTCTTTGCATTTCTCTGATTTCAACTTTTATAGCTTCAACCAATGGTGCTTCATCACTAAACTTTGGGTCAATTGAACCACCCAATGTATTGAATAAAAGCATAATAGACATTCCTAATTCTTTCATAATAATATTATTTAATGTTACCCGAGCTGGATTCGAACCAACCCTAACTGCACCAAAAACAGTTGTGCTACCGCTACACCATCGAGCAATTTGCAGTTCGTACGGGATTCGAACCCGTGGTCTCTTCCGTGACAGGGAAGCATGTTGGGCCTCTACACCAACGAACTAAATTAAAACAAACTTTTTGTGTCCTTCTACACATCATAACCAACTTTCATTGGTGGTTACTTTTCGTATTGGGTTAATTACTCCCCACTTATAGTAACTCTCTCCTGACCTGTATGACTATTCCGGCTTCAACAGGACCATTTTGGATTTTATATACCATGGGGTTACACCATAGTCTTCGTTTGTTTTGTAGCTCTAATGGGAATCGAACCCATCTCGTTAGGTCACTTACTTCAATCAACTACTACTTGTTGTACACCATTTTCGCCTTTACGATTGACCGTCACTCTAACCCACTCATTGCCTTTGGAGCGACCTCAACAATTATAGAGCCATTTTAAGTATTCTACCTAAACTCCAACCTTTTGGGAGTTCATCGGTTTTTTTAATCTTTTTGTTTTCAGTACCATTGTTTATCCAACAAGTACCAAATTGTGAATTAACTTCTCCTTTTTGTTTTATAGAATTAGCCTCTCCAATTTTTCTTTTTGTTTCTTCTGTATGGGTTTTACCTGTCCAATTTGGTGGAGTTAATAAACCCATTTTTCGTAAATTGCTAGTCATTTTAACAAATGAATCTATATGTTTTTGTCTAAATTCTTCATTGTTTTTTAATTTTTCTGCTAACAAATTACCAGAGTATTTACCACCCTTCTTAACACCTTCTGGACTTATATAACCACCATTACCACCATACACTAAATTCATACACAATGGATTTTTTAGTAATTCAACATTAACTAATTCATTTTCTTTGGCTTTTAATGAATTTCTATTTGGCAAATATTCTAAAATTTCCACATTAAAATTTTCCTTGCTT